AAGACGAGGCAGTTTGGGAAGACTGGATTCTACAGCGTATGGCAGCAATGGAGCGCGTACAGGCTCGTTTGGACCAAGGTGCAACAGTTCCTGTTACCCAACGTGCAACAACTGGTGCGTCTCAAATCAACACTGGTGAGTACACAATCGTAGAAAAAAAGACACAATAGGAAGGCTAAGGTATGCCAACATACGAGATTACGGCCCCTGATGGACGAAAGTTTGAAGTCACAGGTCCGAATAAAGAAGGCGCGTTGGCTGCCTTACAAGCCCAACTTGAAGGACAACCTCAAGAACAGCAACCAGAGGCACCCGACGAAAGTCTCTCAGGTGCCTTTGGTTACGGTGTCGACAACGCCCAGCGCATTATTGGTAAGGGTATCCAGAGTGCTGGTGAACTAACTGGCGTTCAGGGCGTAGAGAACTACGGTGCCCAAGTTGCCCAGCGCAACCAAGAACAGATCGACCAATCGACTTACCAACGTCCAGAGGGCGCAGATGGTATCGTGCGTAATGTTCTTGAGGGCGACCTTGTCAACGCAGGTAAGTCTTTGGCCTATGGCGCAGCCGAAGCCGCACCCCAAGTAGGTGCAGGTGTCGCAGCCTCTGTAGGCGCAGGTCTTGCAGCGACCACAGCCCCAATCGTAGGTACAGGTCTTGCGATAGGTGGCACAGTCGCTGGTACAACCATGGCCCTTGGTGCCAACCGAGACGAGAAAGAGCAACAGGGCTTAGACCCGACAGCAACATCAACTGACCTAGCAAGCGCAGTCGCGTCTGGTCTTGTAGAACTTCTGCCAATCAAAGGTGGCGGCGCGACACTAAAAGTATTGCGTGAAGGTGTACAAGAGGCTGGACAAGAGGCACTGATCATTGGTGGTACAGCCGTCCAAGGTGGCGAATATGTACCCCAAGAAGTCTTAGAACGTATGGGTGACGCAGCCGCCATTGGCGCAACTGTGTCTGGTGCCGTCAACACTGCAATCACAACTGTGAACAAAGCAGGGGAAGTTGTCTTAAAGCCGCGCGAAGAACTTGACCCTGAGACTGACCAAGCCGCAGGTGACGTAGCACGTTTGTTCCAAGACATTGCAACTAACGAGGGCTACAACATCAAGGACGTGGACCCATCGTCACAGAAAGGTGCTAACGCCATTCTGAACGAGGCCCGTGGCAAACTGAACTCAGATATTAAGGCCAACATTAAGGTCTTAAAGAAAGAGGTTCTAAAGCAAGCCGACGAACAGACATTGGCACGTTTGGACACAATCGCACAGCAGTCACGAAACAAAGTGTCGACTGTGGTGTCTAAGGACAGCCTAGACTTCGTTAAGAACCTTGCTGGTAACACTAAAGAAGGCCAAGCGTTGCTAAACGCTCTTCGTAAGTCCAACGTGGTCACAGAGGTCTACAGTGGTGGTCTAAAGGGTGGCATCTCGCAGTTTACAGATGGCTTCAACCCACTTCCACAGTTTGGTCGTTCCTATAACCCAGCAGGTCTTATCGCAGGTAACTTGAATGCTGGTGCAGCCGTGGCAACTGGTGGTTCATCTTTAGCAGCCCAACTCCCATTGGTGGCTGGTGGTCGTGCTATTGACGCAATCACTGGTCGACGCTCTAAGGTCAACACGTTTGTCCGTCAGAACAAAGGCAAGGACGGCCTAGCAGACCCAAATGGTGTTTCTGTAGAAGGTCAGACTGCCCGTCTTCGTGCCCAAGCCAAAGCGGCAGAGGAAGCACGGAAGCAGCGTGAGGCCGCAGACGCAGAGGCTCGCAAGAAGCAGATTGCCGCAGACGAAGCAGAGCAAAATGTGCGGATGTATCAGGCTGGTGAGTACCCAATCGGGACACCCGACAGACCTTCGCCACGTCTTGCAGTTTTCAATGCAATTGATGAGGTGAACCCAACCTTTGTCCGTGAGAATGCACCGTCAGACGTAGACGCAGCAATCAAGAGTATCCTAGATGACGCAGCCGCAAGTACGAATAGTGCTAAACGCCGCCGCAACATTCAGAAATACTTTAAGATGCTGGAAACAGGCCGTGCCGACAAGAATGGTAAGCCTCTGAACGAGGTTATCAGCATCGTCAAGACTGCCATGGCAAACAAGGCGCGTAACACTCCGCAGACACCACCAGCACCACAGTCTGGACCAACAGACATACCTGTGTCTTCACGTTCAGCACGAATACAGGATGGTGTTAATGCAAACAACGCGTTCTTGCAGGGCCTTCGTGACGACATGAATGCTGACAAGTCCGTTACGTCTTCTGATCGTGCGGTTCTGTCTAAGGCTTTGGATGAACTTGGGTTGAACCTTGGTTCCGATCCTGTGTCTAAAGCAACTGAGATTGTCGATGGTGCAAAATTGAGCCTGACATCTATGGCACTTGCAGATAAGTACCTTGTTCCCTATCTTAATAGGGTAATGATGCAGCAGGCCGCAGTTAAGGTCAAAACATCTCAAGCAGTAAAGTCGCAGAGGCCAGATGACCAAGGACCAAATACAGCCACTCCCACCACACCTACGCAAACTGTTGGACCAAGTGGATCAGGAGATACTGGACAACCCAACGGAGGGGTACAATCTGGACCCGTTCCAGTGGCCCAATCTGGACAACTGCCCGATACACCTGTTGCCGAAGACCCAACGCCGCAAAAAGGCAAAAAGCCCCTCAAAAAGCCAACAACCCCAGCAGTAAAAAAGAAACTGCCAGAGGCTAAGGCTATCGTTGAGATAGGCAAGAAGGGTTCAAAGTACGAGAACGGCATTCAGGACGTAGAGACCGCCCTAGAGGTCGCTAAGTTGCTTGGAATTTCAGCAACTATGATGAACAGCGGTACTGCACTTCAAAAGCAGACAAGGAGTGGTAAAGGCGTACAGGCCATACACAGTTGGAGTCCAAACATGAAAGGCTTCGGTAGTACTGTGTTTGCAATTCGCCCACAGGGTTCGTTCAAAGGGCAGAAAATGACCACTCTTGAGTCACTTCACACCCTATTGCACGAGATGGGTCACGCGATCACCCAAGGCAACATGGACGGTGAAGGTCAGTTCGGGATGTCTCAGTTCCTGAACAAGGCAAACGGACGTTACGACACCATAGGTGCCAATAGTTACAACATGTCTGTAATGAAGCCGATTTTGGAGTCTTTAGGTAAGGACCACCCAGCAATCAAAGAAATCATAGCATTTCAAGAGGCTGGAAAGGCGTACCTAGAGAATAACCCAAATGAAACTATAGAGCCCCGTGAGTCTTTGACCAAGATGCTATCTGGTCTGGATAAAGCGGAGCGTGATGGCGATGCAGCCGTGATAGGTATCTATAAGCGGAATATCCGTAGTTTCAGACAGTACACAACTAGTACCCCAGAACTATCAGTTGACCCAATGTGGCTGTATCTGATGAACCCGCGTCTTGCCAAAGAACTAATGCCTATCAACAGCAAGTTGATCAAGGCTGAGTTCGATAAGGCAAACAACGGTAAGATACTGTTCTACTCCCACCCACTCGCAACAATCCTTGCAGTCGCTATGGCTATGGGGCTTGGCGCAGCCGTGGGCGAGGACGACGAAGAGCCACCAATGTCCTCTGGTGTTCTATCAGCATAAGGGTGTCCCCAAGGGGGCATCCACAACCCCCTAAAGGAAGCAAACCGTGAACAAGACAGCATTTGACTTCATGCCCATCCTACAAGGCATAGAAGCCGTAAAGTCGTCTGGACTTACCAAAGAGCAAAAAGATTCGATTCTAAGTGAGATGGCAGCGGCACTCCCGCCACCTGTGTTCTGTAGGGCATGTCCACAGACCCTCGCAATTTTCGAAGAACTACTAGGAGTAAGTAACGGTGCCAAAGCCAAACAAACCCCGCAAGAAAAGCCCAAAGAAGCCACTGACAAACCCGAACAAGGCACACCAGAAGGGCAAAGTAAATTACTTCGCGAAACTGATGGAAACCGAGGAGGGAAGGGCACTTCGTCGCCAGTGGTCAACAAAACCTCGCAAAAACGCAGGTCGCCCAAAAGGAACACCTGACGGTTACTCGCTTGAAGCCATTACACCGATTAGGGAACAAGCAAAGAAAGACGCTGAAAGGATCGTGGCAATCATGACAAAAGATAACCCCATTGATGATGAATATGCAGTAGAGGCACTCAAGACCGCTGTAGAAATCATGCGTGAACCCTGTTCAAACCGTGACCGCCTATCGGCTGCAAAGTTGGTGTTGGACTTCACGAAGACTAAACCCGCTGCAAAGAGCGAAGTTACAATCGGTAAGGCCGAAGCCTTCTTGGAGTCGCTTTTGGTAAGCGATGACGAAGAAGAGCAAGATGGATCAGAAACTTAAAGAAGTACGCAAGAGACTTTTTGACGACTTTGACTTTTATGCACGTTCAGCACTAAAGATCAGGACCAAGGATGGCGACATCCAACCCCTCAAACTAAAACCAGCCCAGAGCATTCTACAGAAAGCCGTAGAAGACCAGTTGGAAACTGAGGGTAAGGTCCGTGTCATTATCTTGAAAGCACGGCAGCAGGGTCTGTCGACATACGTTGGTGGCTATCTGTATCACAATGTGTCACAGCGCAAAGCCTGTAAGGCCATGGTGATCACCCACCACTCCGACAGTACCCGTGCCCTTTTCGATATGACCAAACGGTTCCATGAGAACTGCCCTGAACTTCTAAAGCCGCACACGAAGTATAGTTCACGTCGAGAACTTACCTTTGACGTTTTGGACAGTTCCTATGTTGTTGCTACAGCGGGTGGTGAAAGCATTGGTCGCGGTGAGACCTTGACCCATGTTCATGCCTCGGAACTTGCGTTCTGGTCGAAGTCTACAGCACTTGAGAACTGGAACGGTCTGACACAGGCGGTCCCAAACAAGAAGGGCACAGCAATCTTTGTCGAAAGTACCGCTAATGGTGTCAGTGGTATCTTTTATGATCTGTGGAAGGGTGCTGTTGAGGGTACTAATGGATACGTCCCTGTGTTCATACCTTGGTTTATGGACCCTGAGTACCGAGAGGCAGTACCTGAGAACTTCGAAAGGACACCAGAAGAGGAAGAGTTGTGCGACAGGTACGACTTGGACAATGAGCAACTAATGTTCCGCAGACGTAAAGTGGCACAGAACGGCATCGACCTCTTCAAACAGGAATACCCAGCAGAACCAGAAGAAGCATTCTTGACAACAGGTCGTCCAGTGTTCGCACCAGAGACCTTACAGGAACAAATGTCAGAAGCCAAAGACCCAATCCACAGACTTGCTTTAGAAGGCGACGAGTGGCTTGATAACGTCAGAGGTGAATTGACTTTATACCGCAAGCATGACGCAGGTGAACGCTACACTATCGGTGCAGACGTAGCCATGGGTGTGCGCGGTGGTGACTGGTCAGTTGCACAGGTTCTGGACAGTAAGAAGCGGCAGGTGGCGACCTATAGGGCGCAAGTCCACCCTGATTACTTCGCAGAGGTACTTTATAAACTTGGCGAGTTCTTTAACTTTGCCATGATCATTGTCGAAAACAACAGCCACGGCATTTTGACCTGTACGCGCCTCGGAAAAGACATGGCTTACCCCCATTTCTACACAGAGGTACAGGTAGATAAGTTGACGGACAAAGAGACTGTCAAATTAGGTTTCACGACCACTGCCAAAACAAAGCCTCTTGTCATTGACGAGTTGAGGGCCGCAGTTCGCGAAGGCGCAATAGAACTGAACGACAAAGTAACTATCCGCGAGATGCTAACGTACATCGTCACTTCGAGTGGCGGTATGGAAGCAGAGTCAGGATGCTTCGATGACTGTGTAATGAGTTTGGCCCTAGCAAATCATATCCATGAGGATGCTTGGGACCCAATAGAGGCAGTCGATGATCTATACATTGAGATGGTTTAGAGATGAAATCAGAATACAAACAACTGGATGACGAGAAAATCGTCTCGATTGTCGACCAAAATTTACGAATGGCAGTCGGCTATGCTGATAGCGAACTCAGCCGTGAACGTGCCCGTGTTATGGACTACTATTCGGCTAAACTGCCGAAGCCTGCCCATGATGGTAACAGTAAGTATGTGTCACAAGACGTATATGACGCTGTGGAAAGTATGAAGGCTGCACTCCTTGAGACCTTTAGCACAGGTAACAAAACGCTACGCTTTTCCCCACAAGGACCAGAAGACGTACTTATGGCAGAAGTCTGCACTGAGTACACGGACTTCGTTATGCACCGTCAGAACAACTTGTTCGAAGTGATGCAGACCGTAATCCATGATGGTCTTATTGCACGGGCAGGGGTCGCTAAAGTCTACTGGCAACAACAGTCTGACAGTCATATTGAGTACGTCGAAAACTTGACCGAAGAAGAACTGGACGCTGTACTTGCAGAAGACAATGTGGAAATCGAAGAGATCGTCGAGGATGACTTTGGTTTGTACACTGGCGAACTTCGCGTGTTCCGTGACACATCACAGGTCAAGATTGAGGCTGTAGCCCCAGAAGAGTTCCTAGTTGAGCCACAGTGTAAGTCGCTAGTCGATTCATCATTTGTGGCCCACCGTACCCGCAAGACAATCGCTGAACTGATTGAGATGGGGTATGACGAGGACTTGGTGGCAGATGTCACAGACGAAGAAGACGACTTCGACACAGACCCTGAGATACTGTCGCGCTTTGACGACATTGGTGCTGG